GCCGTGGGCCAGCGGGTGCGCGTGGCATCCTCCGCCACGCCGTCAAACTTCATGGAAGGCGCCATCACCGCCTTCACCGGCACCTCGCTCACCGTCAACGTCGATTACACGGGCGGCTCGGGCACCATCGCAAGCTGGACCATCAGCGCCGCGGGGGCCGTTGGCGCTACGGGCGTGACCGGCGCAACCGGGCCCACCGGCATCACCGGGGCAACGGGCCCCACGGGCGTGACCGGCGCGACGGGGCCGACGGGAGTGACGGGGGCAACGGGCGTCACGGGCGCAACGGGGGCAACCGGCCCCACGGGGCCGCAGGTTGCCGGCTCCATCGTGACCGAGAACGCCCAGACGGGCACCTCCTACACGCTGGTGCTTTCCGATGCGGGAAATCTCATCACCCTCAACAACGCCGCCTCGATCACGCTCACCATCCCGACCAATGCCAGCGTTGCCTTCCCGCTCAACACCCGCATCGACCTCGTCCAGTACGGGGCTGGGCAGGTGACCATCGGCGGTGCCGGTGTGACCATCCGGTCATCCGGTTCGAAGCTGAAGCTCACCGGCCAGTATTCCGGGGCAACGCTGTGGAAGAAGGGCACGGACGAGTGGGTACTCATCGGAGACATCACGGCATGAGCCTGACGATGGGTATGCTGAAGCCTTCGGCAAGCAGCGGGGCGATTACATTTGTCGGCTACAAGACGGTCAACCGCGCCCAGGGCTCGACCTCCGGTGTCTCGATCTCCCTGAGTTCAGGATTGACGGGTGGCAGCCGTAGCTCGGTACAGGCTGGCGATTTCGTCCTTGCCGTCCATCTGCTTGCGTCTGCTTCCGACAGCACCCTGTCGATCACCGATGGCACCAATCCCTACACACTAGTCGGCAGTGAGCTCTATGCAAATGACAACAACGTCGATACCAACCTGCGTGTCGCCTACAAGTTCATGGGCGGCACCCCGGACACGAGCACGAGCTTCCCTGCGGTTGGCGGCATCAGTGACTCGGTATCGGCAGCTGTCTACGTCTTCTCCGGGGTGAATGCGACGACACCGCTCGACGTTGCTGCGACGACCGCGACAGGGGTCAACAGCGCCAAGCCAAACCCAGCATCGATCACGCCTTCGACGGCTGGCTCGTGGATCGCCTGTATCGGAGCAAGCGGCAGCGGCTTCGGTGCTTCCCAGACCTACACGAACTCGTCGCTGACGTCAGTCGCTTCGACCTACATCCAAGGCCTTATCTACACTGCCATGCTGGGGATCGGCCTCAAGACGAACTGGAGCAGCGGTGCCTTCGACTGCCCTGCTTATACGTTGTCCGGGTCTGACTCGACATCCGCATCCTGGGCCGCAGTCACCGTCGCTCTCCGCCCCGCATAAGGAAAATCGAATGAACCTTAATCCCGCGCTCCTCAGTGTCATGGCCGATCTTGGGATCACCGAAGCCGAACTGGCGGTGCTGCAAGGCCGCATGTCCTTTGCAGTGTCTTCGATGGAGGCGCAGGTCAACGCGCTTGACGCCCAGATTGCCCAGCTATCGCAACAGCGAGACGCGCTCATGGTGGAGCTGGCCGCCGGGCAGATTACCATGGCGAAGCTGATGGCCCCGGCGGCGGAGCCAGCGCCCTGATGCGCTTTCACGTCTGCGCCCTGCCGCACACCCATGTCACCACCGCGTTTCTGTCCTGCGCCTACACCGCCAAGGTGCTGAACTTCTGCCGGATGATGATGGACCGCGGCCACGAGGTGTTTCTCTACGGCGGCGAACAAAACGAGGCCCCATGCACGGAGCATATCATCTGCATCAGCGAGGCTGACCGCGCCGCGCATGTGGGCGAGGGGCATTTCACCAGCGCCAGTTTCGACTATGGTCTGCCGTTCTGGGGGAATGCAAATGCCCGGACGGCGGCCGAGATCGGCAAGCGGGCGCAGCGCGAGGATTTCGTGTGCGTGATCGGCGGCGTGGCGCAGAAGGCCATCGCGGACGCTCTGCCAAATCTGCAGACGGTGGAATTCGGCGTTGGCTACGGCGGCACATTCACCAAGCGCCGGGTGTTCGAATCCTACGCCTGGATGCATACCATCTATGGCGCCGAGACGCGCGGCAACCCGCACGCGGCGGATGGCAACTGGTGGGATGTAGTTATTCCCGGCTATCTCGATCCGGCCCTGTTCCCCTTCAGCGCCGAGAAGGATGATTATCTCCTCTTCGTCGGCCGGCTGATTGACCGCAAGGGCCATCACATCGCCGCGCAGGTGGCGGAGAGGATGGGCAAGCGCCTCGTGGTGGCAGGGCAGGGCACACCGCCGCCAGGCTGCGATTATCGCGGCGTGGTTGGCCCGGAAGAGCGCGGCCGCCTCATGTCGAAAGCGCGCGCCGTCTTCGTGCCAACGCTCTACATCGAGCCATTCGGAAACGTGAACATCGAGGCGCAGGCTTGCGGCACGCCCGTTATCACCACCGATTGGGGCGCGTTCACGGAAACCGTGATTGATGGCGTCACCGGCTTCCGCTGCCGCTCGTTCGGGGAGTTCACCGCCGCCGTGGAGGCCGCGCCGTCGCTCGATCCGCACGCCATCCGCCGCCATGCCGTCGAACATTACAGCCTTGACGTGATCGGGGCCAAATATGAACGCTATTTCGAGCGCCTGCTTACCCTCTGGGGAAAGGGCTGGTACGCCTGAAACTGCCCAATATTGCTCAATTTCATTCGATGACGTGATGGAGTAAACTGCGCACCACTTCGTGCGAGTTACTCTATGGACCCTTTGCAGCAGCTCATCGGAATCAAGCTCACACACCTGCTTGCGGGCATTGCCGGGGGCATCGTGCGGGCTTTCCTTTCAGGAGCCCCCAACGTCTGGGCCGCCATCGCTTCCGTTGTCGTGGGGAGCCTGACCGCGGGCTACATGACCTCGCCAGTTTACATCATCTCGCAACGATACTTCGGCTTCGTGGCCGACACCAGCACAGAGCACGCGGTTGGGTTCCTTGTCGGCCTCACCGCCATGCTGATCTGCGAAGGGGTGCTGCGCTTTGCGAAGCAATGGTCCAACAACCCCACAATGCCCCCAGGTGCCTCATGAAAACCAGCAAAGCCGGGCTTGACCTCATCAAGAAATGGGAAGGCTGCCGCCTCACAGCCTACCGCGACAGCGTGGGTGTTCTCACGATTGGTTATGGTCTCACGTCCGCCGCAGGAATTATTCGCGTCACCGAAGGCCTCGCCATCACCCAGAAACAGGCCGATGACTATCTGGTCGCCGCGCTTGCCAAGTATGAGGACGCGGTGAACAAGGCCATCACGCGCACCATGACACAAGCGCAGTTCGATGCTTTCGTGAGCCTCTGCTACAACATCGGGCCCGGAGCCTTCGCCGGCAGCACCGCCGTCAAGCGGTTCAACGCGGGCGACATTGCCGGGGCCGCCGATGCAATCCTCATGTGGAACAAGGCAGGCGGGAAAGTCCTGAAGGGGTTGGAGAACCGCAGGGCAGACGAGCGGGCGCTGTTCCTTACTCCCGTGAGGGACGCCATGCCGATTCCGTTCCCGCAGCCCGAGGCCACGCCGCCGCCCATGCCGAAGCCGCCGGGCGGGCTGATCGCCAAGTTCGTGCTGGGCATCGTTGCCGCGCTTCTCGCTTTCGCCGCGGCCTTCATCGCAAGGGGGTGACACATGAGACTGATTGCTGACTGGCGGTCTGCCTGGCGCTGGTTCTCGGTGCAGGCCCTGGCCATCCTCGCGGCTTTGCCGCTCGTGTGGCCCTCGCTGCCGGTAGAGGTGCACGCCTGGATGCCCGAGGCATGGCGGCCCTATGCCATCGTGCTGCTGGCGCTGGGCGGGCTGGCCGGCCGCCTCGTGGACCAGACGCCCAAGGCCGCGCCGTGATCGGGGCAATCCTGCAATTTCTCACCGGCGGGCTCGTGGACAAGATCACGGACCTCGGCAAGGCCTATCTGCAGCGCCAGGTGAGTGAGGCGGAGTTCCGGGCCGAAGTCGAGAAGGCCACGCAGGAAGCCGCGGCGAAGATCGAGGAGGGGTGGGCCAAGGCCGCAACGCAGATCACCGCCGAGGTGCAGGCCAGCATTCGGCAATCTCCCGTCCTGCAGCGCGCCTATGCCGTCACGCTGTTCCTGCAGCTGGCCGTGCTCGTGTTCTATCAGGTGGGCGCGCCCGCTTATGCGGTCATCACCGGCACCGCGTGGCCGTCTCCGGGCGTGTCACTGGAGTGGGCCTATTTGCTCGTGGCCGCTATGATTGGTGCGGGGCCGCTGATCGTCGGCCGCCGCGCCTAGAAACTCCGCGCGAATACAAGCCCAGAGCGGGCGAGATGCGAAGCCCCGTCCATCGCCGCGAAATGGCGCAGCCGGGCCGTGTCAATGTCGAGATGCCGATAGCCCCGCGCCGTGATGCGCTCGATCCAGTAGGCGGGCGGCTGACAGTTCACATGGTGATAGCCCTCTTGCCCCGGCTCCGCGTGCGACAGCATGATAACCTCGCCATTGCACAGGGTATCGATGAAGTGGCCGGCGGAGGCCTCGGGGATATGCTCCGCCACTTCCTGGCAGTGCACGAGATCCACCGGGCAGACGAAGGGGCCGCCGAGAAGGTCATGCAGGACCGTGGGGAAGAGGGCGCTTTGCACGTTCTGGCGCGAGGCGTCCATGGCCACCACCTGGCAGCCGAGCGCGTGGAAAAATGCCGCCGCGTGGCCGCGCCCGGAGCCCACGTCAAGGACGCGGCGCACGGCAAACCGCTCCACCATGTAGCGCCACGCTTGCGGGGCATGGGTGCAGGGGTCGCCCTGCCAGATGTTGCCGCCCACATGGGGCTCGGCGGCGCTCGTCACGAAATCATAGGTCATGCAGGTTCCTTCTCGATCATGGCGCGGATGGCGGCGGCGCAATCGCCAGCGCCGTCTGACGCGCCTTGCGCCATCATGTCCGCATACTGCTTCCACTTGCGATGCTCAGCGGTTTCTATTTCGTCACACACCTTCGCCGCCTCCTCCAGCGCCACGGCGATGGCGGCGCGGGCGAGCCAATGATCGGACACGCCCCACTTCTGCTCGTAGAGCCGCGCCACGCGCTCCACCAGTTCGTCAGGCGTGGTCATGGCTCACCCTCCGGAACGAGATCGCCGCGACCCATGAATTTTCTTCCCATGAGCCGGGGCCGTGGATGGAAGCCCAGAGCTCTTCAAACCCCCACCGATATGAGGGCGTCGATGTGACGGGGTAGTCCGGGATACTCGTCCGCGTGAAAGCTGGGCGCGCCCCTTCGCTCTGCGCGTCCTCCTCGCTGATCTCCTGCAAGCGCTGTACCTTCACCGCCGTCACTTCCAGCGTGATCCGGCTCGCCCAGCGAGGCATGTGGATGGGAGGAACGGTGTCTCCAATTCTGCCCCGGCCTCGGCCTCGATAGTGAAACAGGGTCACCCAATCGTCGGATGCCTCTGGCGTGTTCTCGATCACCCGCCATGCGTCATCTGCGGCGTAGCGCACACCGTCAATCCCGGTTGGCAGTTCTTCGGCTCGACACGCCTCCCGCACCCAGAAGCGATCTCCCACGGCGAAGGGCGGAACGATGATGGTTCCAGTGCGCGTGTGCCAGATAGCCGCGCGCTCTGGGTAGGGCTTGCCGTCTTTCGTGTAGCAGCCATGGCCGCCAACTGTTGTTGCCTCCCACACACCCAGCGGGTTGTTGTGAGGAAGCTTGATGATCCGCCGCGTCTGCGTCTTGCGCCCATCCAAGATGGCGCGCACCATGGGCGCCGAAAACAAGATCGGTCTCTCCGTCATCGCTTCCCCTTCCTCCGCTTCTTCGTGGCCTTGCGCTTGGCCTTCTCGACGGCCCTCTTCACCGCCTTCGGCTTCGCGGCCACCGCCGCGATCACGTTCGGCTGCTGCGCGATCTTGTAGGGGTTGGCGCTCTGCGCCTGGACGATCTGGGCGCATGGCGTTCTGTAGACCATGGTGCCGCCGGCCATCGGCTCGATGGGCGAGACGCACGCGGCGCCGGTGTACATGATGATCCCGACCAGCTTGCTCATGGGCTTTCGGGCCTCGGCAATGGGAGGATGATGTCCTGAGAGAACACATTGCCGGAAATCCCTTTGTGTGTTTTCTCCACACTCATCCCCGGCCACACCTCGATGCCAGCGCGGATCGCGGCCTGCCAGGCATTGCCCGGGTTGCGCCGGACCTCGCGGTGGTAGGTCCTCATGGCGGCCCGCCACACCTCGGTAGGGATCGGGAGGTCACTCATCGCGTGCCTCCTGCGGCAGGGGCAGGTGGATAGTCCGGTCCTTGGACCAAGGCGCGAACCGCTCGATCTCCATCCTCGGCCAGGCTGCCAGCCCAGCACTGAGCGAGGCGGCAGCCATCTCTCTGAACATCTCGGCCAGCCGGATGGCGCCAAGAGTCTCCCATTCGATACCGGGCCAGTAGATCTTCCATGCAGCTTTCGCAGCCGCCTCTACCACCTCGGGCGGGATTGGAATGGGGCGGGTCATGGCGTCTCTCCTTCCTGCTGTGTGAGTGCGGTACGGTATTTGCTGTCGTGCCAAGGGATGCCGCCTCGGTGCGTTGTGTGTTCACGCATCCCTTCATTGAAGCCGTCGTTGTAAGCATTTCGCACCATCTTCCGCAGCCGCTCCACCTCTGCCTTGAGGCGGTCGTTTTCGCTCACAAGCGTGGCCGTGAAATCGTCGTAGCTCATTCCCCGCCCTCCTGGTTCATGGCGGGCGGCGGGGGGAGGGGGAGCCAGTGGGTGGCCCGTATCCCGCCTTTCGATGACCCCTTGTGGGCATCCATGTACGAAAGCCAGTCATCATGGTCCGCGCGGATATGCGCCCGGCCAATTCGCACCCCGTAATGAATGTCCCAGACAAGGAACTGCCTTCCATCCTTCGGCGCGCTCTCTATCGGCCTCCACTGTGTGGCGGCGCGGAGGCGCTCGATCTCTGCTGTAAGGCGACGGCACTCTTGATCCTTCGCGACAGCAGTTTCGGCGGCAGCCTGTAACGCGCCTTTTAGCCGTGCGATTTCTGCATCGCTCATGACGCGGCATCCCTTGCAATGTCTGAGCTCTGCCGCCAACCCGCCAGTTCCAGCTTCCTGGCTGCGTCCAGTAGCGCCCGGCGAAGCGTGGCAATCTCGCGCTCCTGCTTCTGGACGGTGACGGAAAGGGCGCGGTTCACCGTCTCAAGGTCAGGCTCACGCATGGCGCATCTGCCCGGTTTTCGCCCGCGATTGCCCGCTTTTGGTAGGGGTAAACCGTGAACAATCCGCGAATATTGACGCGCGTTGCGCCAACGATTTCAATATGTTAACCGATGGTGCAGACCTTGACATGGTAGGGGTCACAGGTTCGATCCCTGTACCACCCACCATTTTCCTTGCTATATCAATCATTTAAGCACTCCGCCATGATCTGTTCTACAATTTCGCCCGGCGCTGCCCGCGTTTCGATTGTTACTCGGCTCGTTCCCACCGTTTGCACGCCCTGTCTCGCGCGCGCACATCGGTCCCCCCGCCGCCCGTCCAGTAAGCCTTCATCAACCCGCATTTGAGATAGACCTTGGCAAACGCGCGGCGCTCAAGATGCCGGCATGTCCCGCACGTCTCGCCTTCCGGCCCTGTGCCCGGCACGGCGGCGTGGCCTCTCGGCAGCGGTGTTTTCCGGCGCAGCCTCTTGCGCTCTGCCGGAGTGAGCGCCCGATCAAGGCCAAAGAGATCCGCGCTCATGCCTTCCTCCGAAACGCCTTGGCGGATGCCTTCTGATAATCGGGAGAATGGTGCCCATAGACGCCTTCCAGCGTCTTCGTGCTGTTGCGGGCATCGCCATCCTCCTTCGCCAGGCCTTCGCGCTCAAGGGCGGCCTCGCCCAGCGGCGTGTCCGCGAGCATGCCCAGCGCGGCCAAGTAGACATCGAGGAGCAATCGCTCCTCCTCGCGCTCGGCC